GCTTGACGAGCATAGGACCATGCCTTCTTATGTGAGAAGTTAGGAACCAATTGTAACTGAGCTTTCATATGCATTTGTAGTAACAGCCTCTCCAAGACGCTCTGTGTGTGGAATGAGAATGGATTATTATAAAGCGCACCTTTCGTTTTCTCGTACATATCCCAGTAACTACGCGAGTGCCTTAGACCACTTCCACCACCAAATAGTAGTGTTTCATAAAAATCACTTTGTTTCCTAGCAGGCATACCTCCACAGTCATATGCCTTGAGTAATGTAGGACCAGAGTAAGGTGTGGGAAATGAGTATTTATCAAATATTTGTAGCCCTTTACCAACCATAGGCGTTTGTTTAATTCTGCTCTCAAACCAGAATTTATCATAAATGTTGTAGCCAAATTTAGTAGTATCTATACCACCCTGTGAATCATCACCGTAGCATGTCACATGGCTACTTTCAACATCTTCAAGTACTTTAGACCATATTAGCCAATTAATAATGCAACCTAGAGCAGTAGTCCAAGGAGAACCACTAGGGAGGCATTTCGAGAGACGGAAACAAAAACCACCCGGCGTTACTACATTCTTAAAAATAGTTCCAGATGCCATAAAAAAGAACAGATTATCCCACTTTTTCCCTTTGGGGTAACATCCACGTAGTATCGCAAACGCTAGTACAAGTAGGTCCTCCGTAACTTTAGTATCAAAGCCTTTCCAGTCCACTTCAAACTGGGTATCGTATTTCTGTAAGTTTCTACTAAAGTCACCGAACCTACCATTCATAAAATCAAGACCAACACCAATCTCATTGGTCGGATTAACTTTATTAATTTTAACGATTAACCTCATCCAAGGACCAGAAATAGCTAGCGCAATTATTTTTGACACACCCTCAGGCATAAGTACTACCCTTGATTTAATCTCAGCGCCAATATTGCTAGAATCTATTTTGTTTGATCTACCTCTACCACCTATAGACCATATTGATCTATCAACAATCTTCTGTTTAGAAGCCTCTCTAAAAACTCTAGCAGCTATCGGTTTAATAATTTTATCAGCACCGTAGTGAGTAGCCCCTGCATGTTGTGATGCAAGTAGTCCTGAGAACGAACTAGGCTTAGTACCAACTGCTAGGACATAATCCTCATTTATGTCAATATCGATTTTAGGTAGTTTTATTTTATGAAGTCTCTTCTGAGCGGACCTCCAATACGAATCGATATCAATCTCCGGAGTAGGATCACACAGTTCCTGGAAGTTCCCAACCTGCG